ATAATTACAACCTAAAAGGTGTTGGGCTTTGTTTCAAGTCCCGCCAGAGACTAACGGAAGTCCGAGGTTCTCCCCCGACACCATACGCCCCACACCTTAAATTCTCCGGTTTCCTCCGTTTCCTCCGTTTCCTCCATTTTTCTCACGCAAGAGTAGAATAGAGTAAACTAGATTAGAATAGATTATTTCTCCCTGAATCCGAATTTCCATAATAAGCCAGCAATGTTGGTCGCAGCAGTGTCTACCCATGCCTCAGTAGCATTGGGGTCTTCAGCATGTAATGACTCGTGAATGATAACATCCAGCTTCCGCTTGCCTCTGAGCTTTGGTGAAATAGTAATACTTCTTTCGGCTTTCTCATCGCAGTCGGAATCCGGAAAAGTGCATAGCCCTTCTATCTCGTCAGTGTAAACATTGTATGTTCCGGTGCTGAATTTATGCGTCATGTCACTCCTCCAAGTGTACAAGTACCCAAGCCATCCCATCTCCGTCAAGGTCATTCATGCTGGCTGCCTCAAGCAGCTCATCATACTTGCCCTCAAAAATGCTATTCTTCTCCTTGTAGTAGTAGCTAGTAAGAAATAGGCACCCAATCAGGGAAGCTACCGATGCCCTTAATAACGAATCCTTCATTGCACATAAACATTGTTCAGTATCCCCTCTGTGTGCTTATCCTGCGTCCATCCCCGGAATCCCGTAGTCTGAACCATCCTGACCTTCCATAAGCTCAAAGATACTCTCCCTCTGCCGAATGGCAACCGAATTCGATAATCCCCCACATGTGATGCACCCCACAAGCGCATCCCCCCTATCCGGAGAATCAAGACCTTTGGACTTCATGTCCTGCTTGCTCTCCAACATTAGACGACCTTTACTATTGGTTTTCCCCATTCTAGTGGTTAATTGCTCAATCATGATGTCGTCCTCAGGTAAAATCACCTCACACTTCTCAATCTTCCTAGCCGACGTATACCACATCTCAGCACCACGGTTCCCATAGTGCCTATCATCATATGCCCTCTCCCCATTGTTAACCCGATTAACAACCCAGCCACTCTCAGATAAAGCGTCACACATCGGAATCCCCAGCCCTCCAGCATCCGCATATACATTCTCCTGCTCCAACCCAAACTTCTGAAACTCAATAATAAACCTACCCACACTAGCCATAGTGTCCCTCTCCTTCCAGCATACCATAGGTAGTACCTTGTTCCCCTCCCGAACACATAATACATTCTCATCACCGCCAGCCGCAAAATCACAGAAAGCAACCTTATCCCCCTTCTTCTCTACCGGAGGATTCTGAAAACAATACTGCAACGAGTTATACGGTATAACAAGGTTCTCAGCCCCCAAGTCCATGAACTCCCCAAATATCATGGAACGAACCAACGGATGCTCCTCCCCCCACTTCTCAAACTGCTCCTCTATCCAGCTCTTAGGGATGTGAGGGCAATCATACGAAGTAACACTATGCGTCTTCCACAAATGAGCCTCCTTCGTGAAAGCCCTATAAAACGCACCCTGCGGACCACCGGGACTGCTCATCACTAAAAGCCTGCTAGGCTGACAACGCTCTATAGCCTCATACACGGGATCACCCACAGTCTTGGCCTCATCAACAATCATAAGGAGATTCTCACTCGCCCCCTGCCTATGCCAACCCTCAAACTTACCCGGATCAGTCGTAGAAAAACCAATCGCACGACTCCCATTCTGATACTCAATCTGGCTGGCCGTAACACGCCACCCAACCCCCAACCGCGCAGCATACCCCCGAAGACTCGGCCATAACTGATCCTCCACTTGACGCCATACCCCAGCCGTCGTAACCACCAGACTGCCGGGGAACCTCAGCATGTGCCACAGAACAGCCGCTGCTGCGACCACAGATGTCTTTCCTGAGCCGTTTGCAGCCTTCATGGCCACACGGCTCTCCTTGAAGTTTAAATCGCTTAGAACGCGAATCTGCCACTCATATGGCTCCAGCCCCAAAAACAGTTCAGGGAAGTTCTCAAGCCGCATGGCGCGGCTCAGTATCTCTCCCTTAGTTGCTTTCTTCTTAGGAGCTACAGTTTGGCGTATTTCAGCCTCAGTCTCCTTCGATATGACCCCACTTTTTAGGGGCTTTCTTAGCCTAAGGGCCATAAAAACTACTCCCGATTTTCCGTGGTGGGTTGATTATACCCTAGGCCGCCTCCGGGGGGTGTACCCCGTTCCTCTTTTCCGGCTGATAAGGCTGCGAGGAGGGCAGGAGAGACCGTCGTCTGTGTGACATCCGCTGTGATCTCACGTTTGTCTGCCTTATTCCAATGACCGAAGCGACGTTCAAGGAGTGCTATGGCAATTTTGCCGTCGCGTTGGGCGTGTCGAGTGGCATGATGCAACATTTGATGCTCATGATGTGCGACTGCCTCATCCACGGCCATTCGGAGCATCGGATATTTACGCATCCAACCTTCGAGCGTTGGCAATGGAATGCGCAGGAATTTGGCGGCGGATGTGATGTTGAGACCATCGCGGAGCAGGGCTGAAAGCTCCCCGATCTGATCGTCTGTCATGGGTGGTTTTCGCGTAGATTTGGACTGTTTCAGTGTCATAAAATACCTCCAAAAGTTGGGGAATTTCTCTTACGTATATATTAGTGTAATGATAGCACAAGTCAATCAATCAACATTGGGTCTTGGCGTTGCCTCGACGAAACAAACCAAAACAAAAACAAAACAGCCCAAAGGGCCGACAAAGGCAGAAATAGCCAAAGCAGCCAAGATAGTCAAGCTCGCGGAAGCTCGCGAGCGTGCATCCTTAAAGCGATGCTGGGACGGTCCGGGCAAGGGCTTCATGGTCAGGGACGAATCCGGTGCATGGCCGGACGGGAAGTAAATCGACATAAACCAAGCAATTAAGAAATGAATCATAATAAACGAACGTGGTATTTTGAACTAATCCTTGCCGCATTAGGTGGCGTAATAATCACGCTGTTAGGCGTTGTCATTCATATGATGATAACGGGTCCAGCGTGGACGTGGTAACAAACAGCCAAGAAATGAAAAATAATAAATTCGATTATGATGTAGTCATAGCCATTGCGGGTGTGACTTATACCTTAACTCTATTGCTGGTAGCCATTATTGCTCTGGCTGTCAGATGAACCATCACTCAGCCGCTATGCGTAGCGGTTGAATTGGCGGTTTACGTCACGTGAAGGGTACACGATAAATCCAACCCAAGGCTGAGAAAGCTGACGGGTTTCGCGGTGGCTCAGTTATCGCTTGGGATACTGAGTGTGGAAAGCAGCGGCCACGGGGCTTAGGTTTCCCCCATGCAAATATGCACGCGTCCAAGCGTAATTCTAACCCGTTCCTGATTGGGAACGCCATTAGGGGTCAAGTCTGACGATTCGATAGGATACTTTCGATGAGGATTTGGCAGCCTAATGGATTTTAGGTTGCCTCAGCGGGTATTCAAATGAGTACCTGCTGCGGCGCATCCTGCGTCAATCAGTGTTAATTCACTGAATAACGAGTAAGAAAAAGGAAAACCTATCATGGCTAAAAACCATAAAAACAGTGGCGATGCGTTGAACACGCTCAAACCAAATCCCAGCATTATCACCGAGTCAAAGGTGTCGGACGCTGGTATCTTGAAGTCGGAAACATACCGTGCAGCTCTTCAAATTGAAGATGAGCACATTAAGGAGTATGGAAAGCGGTATCCGAAGGTAACTCAGGAGATGATAGACATCTTCAACCAGAAGATACATTGCTCCACTCCATCCGTACACTCGAAAGTGTTTGGGCCGATCAACCTCGAACACCGAAAGAACAATCCGTGTGATAAGAACGGAGCGTGGAGGCTCGAAGAGGTCGAAGTGAAACGCAAGTTGTCCACGGGTGAAATCATAACCTACAAAGATGAAAAGTGGGTGGGCGGAAAGCCGAAGTATACTAATGCTGAGTTGAAACAACTAAGGCAGCTATCGGTAACCGTTATGCAAGAGAAAGCCAAGGGCATCCAGATGAAGGATGTCAGCAGGATGGTTAAGAACAATGGCTATGTAATTCACGAAGTTAAGATGACACGTTCCGACATAAGCATGTCTGGCAGTCGTCCGGTTCGTATTGCAATAGCAGCAGCGAAGAAGAAGAAGGAAGCGGCTGAGGTCAAGAAAGGAGAGGCAGCAATTGCTCACCTTTCCAAGACTGAGGCAGGAAGTAAGCTGAAGGCTCTTCAAGCTGCGTAGTGACGTAAGTACAGAACAAGGGGTTGGGTGAAAGCTCGACCCCTTTTCTGTGCCTATGAATTGGCACAAACAAACCTAAGAAAGGAATAATAATGCAAATACCAGATGAAATCTTCAGGGATACTGAAGAAGGAAATGATATGAGCCACATTGAGATACGAACTCCGTTTAAGATTAATCCTGAAGGGAGAGAGATTGAGCTTGGAATTCGTGTGGATAACGGGCGAGATATGTACGTGTGCGTCTATGTAGATGGAAAGATGGACTTAGAGATAGACGACATCGGCTGGTGCTACGTGTCATGCATCGACGTGCTGCATGACTACACTCAATGGGCTATCAGCTTGGCGAAGCTTGACGTGGCATGTGGAGGCGTGCCGTACCACGAGATAGCGGACAAGGTTACCCGGAGATTGAAATGAACCAATACCACAAAATCATGGTGTGGCTCTGCGTAGCCATAGTCTTTCATCTAATCATACATCTATATTCTGCTTTTCTCAGTTAAAATAGGGGTTATTCACAGACATAAGTACGTTTTCTCCGGTTTTCTCCGGAAACCTCACGTAAGAATAGAATAGAATAGAATAGAGTAGAATAGAATATATATAAGGAAAGAAGGAATAAAAATGGCTAGGAAAAGAGGACATAATAAATCAAGCAACAATAGTGAAGTTTCACATTATCATGATAACACATATTGGGTGAAGCTGGACAATGGTGAGTGGATTCATGTATCAGCCTCTGAGCATGGTGCGCGAACATTCATGCACGCAGGGCCAGCAGCAAGCAAGTTATATAAGGAAAAGACGGGCGAAACCTTAGGGTTTTGCGACACCATGCCCGGAGAGCACGGGTGTGACGACATACTAACCTTCCCAAAAGGATAACAATGGACGCAAGAGACGCAGAGAGACGAGCTGCCGAACAGTTTAAGCCTATCCGGTCATCGGATTGGTTTAAGATACCATTCAAGGATGCTGATCTTCAGCGATTCCTTGAGGAAATACCAAAAGAAAGAAGAAAGGAGGAAGAGAATGAGCGAAAAGAGAGATGACTTCAAATTCATTGACTCTGTAATCAAGGCTGCCAAGAACGGTGTTGCGATTGAGCATCTCACCACAATGGCATCGGCTTACTATCACAAGAAGTATTCAACTGACGAGAAGGACGAGAACCGTCCTACGTGTGTTAGATGCTTTAAGCCGCTTGAAGGGGCAAGGGAAGACATAGGAACCAGAATGACATGCTATAAATGCCTTGGGCAGATTAGCTTCTCATTCGCAGAAGAAGAGGAAGACAATGCCGAGCGCAATCAATCGAAATGAAACCAAGAAGCAACTGCTGGCAATGTCGCAGTCCTTTCGTAACGGCAAGTTCACCCGTGTATCCAAGGCTGCATTGGATGAGCTGGAAGCGAAACATCAAAACAATATGCGTAGCCTAATACGTGGACAGCCGTCCGTGGGGATAACGGTTAAGCCATTGTTGTTCTAAAGTGAGCGGCAAAATACTTTGACGATCATAATTCTGTATTTTTGATCGACAAGCAAGGAGGTGATTCACCAAGGAGAATGTCGCCCCTCGCCTATCCTAAGGGGTGGGCGACAAGCGATGTTCACCCATCGAGTGATGGAATGAACTAGCAGTAAGTTAAAACCTAACAAATAAGAAACCATGAGAAGAAGTAAATACAAACAGTCCACCAATCACAACGAACTGTTAAGCTGCGAAGCCAGCTTGGGAGAGTTGCGAACGGATTCAGGTGAAGTCACTAACAAGGTTAGAGGCATATATGTATCAACTGCCAACGTCCCAAGGAGACTGACGGGCGTATGCGGCAGTGCATACAACACCTACCAATACTCTGATGTGGATGCACATGCGGTAAATGCATTGGAGATTGCTGGAGCTGGGAAGTGGGAGCGTAGCTCTTACTTAATCAACGATGGAGAGTCGGCTCGTTTGCGTTACGAGGTTCTCAATCCGGATTGGAATATCGTCAACCAGAAGGTTGGAGATGATTTCTCTGTCGGGTTGGAGTTCTCAACGGGGCATCAAGGGTATCTCTCTCCCCAAAGCATAGCTTGTGACGGGTTCATAACAAGGCTGGCGTGTCTTAACGGCATGAAGTCGAACAACAAGATGTTTCGCAGGTCAGTGAAACACTTCAATCGTGACAAGGTAGACAAGCAGTTGGTTGAGAGCATCAACGATATAGTTCGCAACCTATCGAAGATGGTTGATTGGTTCGTCAGCCTGCATGATGTGAAAATCAGCAGGCAGGAGGGAGTGAACGCCTTGAAGCGTATCCAGATGAAGCCATCTGTGCGTAAGAGTATCATTGACGTCTGGCAACAGCCGCACAAATGGAGAGGCATTGAAGACTCAGCAAATCCAAGCTCAAGGCACCTTGGAAACCTGCTGAATGTCTCGACGCAGGTTACCACGCATGAACATTCCCGTGAGAACATCGGTCAATCCGAAGTTATATCAGCGCGTGTGTTCGATGAGCTGGTAGCGATGAGCCGGGATCATGAATATCTCGGTGAGATGGTTCAGCCCATAGACAAGAGGACAAGAGGGGCAAAGGTTGAGGTTCCGGTTGGAGTGAGCCTACCACCGTTGCCATTGCCAACACCTCCAGACATCGGCTAAAGGAAACTGGGGAGGCAGAGGTGGTTGAGGCTACACTCTGCCTCCCCAAGGAGGTGGCACGAAAAAGTGCCATGAGTAAGGTAACGGAAAACCTAATAACCGTTACATCAAGGAAATTCAGACTTGTTCAAGCATGAACATAAGTAAACCAAAAGATATAAACAGAGATGAACCTCTTAACGCTAAGAAGCAGCAAACTTCAGAAGAAGGAGCTGGAGCTGGGCTACATTATCGTGGGTCTCAGCCTGCTTCCTGCAAGGGAAGTGAATAAACACACCGACGAGTTGTCGGGCGTCAACATGTGTCCGTGGCATACCAACGGATGCTTTTCAATATGTAACAATTGGTCAGGTCGTGGCCGATTCGATAAGTCCCAAGATGCTAGGGCAAGGAGGACAATCATGCTCAAGGTTGAGCCTGAGAAGTTCTTTG